GCTGATGTTAAGGTAACACTTGACACAGTAGCTACAACTGCATTTACATTTGCCAATGCAACAACGCTTGCATTTACTACAGCACCTGCTAATGGTGTCGCTATTCGTATCTTTCGTGATACTGCTATCGATACCCTTAGTTCTACTTTCTTCCCCGGCTCCGCCATTAAAGCTGAGGATCTAAACCAAAACTTTACTCAAAACTTATACGTTACACAAGAGTCTGACTTTGAAGTTGATACAGCTAATACAACAGCTAACACTGCAAAGACAACAGCTGATACAGCACTGACTAACTCAACCACTGCAATTACTACAGCCAACGCAGCTACTACTACGGCTAACACAGCTGACACCAATGCCAGTGCTGCTGTAACGACTGCTAATACAGCATCAACTAATGCAACGGCTGCTGTTAACACGGCTAACACTGCATCAACTAACGCTACAGCTGCAGTAAATACAGCAAACACTGCATCTACTAATGCAACTAATGCAGTAACTACTGCTAACTCAGCAGCTACAGATGCGGCTACAGCTATTAGCACTGCAAATGCTGCAACAACTGCAGCTAACACTGCTACAGCCACGGCTAACAGTGCTACAACAACTGCTAACGGTGCTGTTACTACAGCTAATACTGCTTCAACAAATGCTTCTGCTGCAGTAACAACAGCTAATACAGCTGATACGAACGCTACGGCTGCTGTGGCTACGGCTAACGCTGCTCAGAGTGCTGTGTCTAGTGCTGCTTTCTATTCACCTGTTGCAAACGTAGCAGGCATTCCGGGATCACCTAGTAATAACGATCGTGTTGAAGTAGCTGATTCAACTGGTATCCAAAGCTTTACACCGTTAACTGGTTATCCAGTTGGCTTTGTTGGTAACTCTGGTCTTACAGCACGTATTCAATATAGTACTTCAGGTTCTACTTGGAACTGGGTTGACTACTTTGCTAATGATCCAGAAAACAGATACTTGACTGAATCACTACCTGTTGTAAAGGGTGATAGCACAAATGGTTCAGGTCAAATTACTCTTAACTGTGAGAACAACTCTCATGGTATTAAGATTAAAGGACCACCACATAGTGCTGCTGCTAACTACACATTGACGCTACCTACCACAAGTGGTAGTGCTAATCAACGATTAAAGATTGATGGTTCGGGACAAACAAGTTGGATAACTCCAGACCATATAGAAAGTGCTTCTGGAACAAATAGTATTACTGTTGGTGGAACTGAATTAAATTTTTACACAAACAGTACTAATCAACTAACACTGGGTACTACTGGTGATCTTACATTAATGTATGGTGCCCTAAAGTTCTGGGGTGGTTTTACTAACAACTTTTTGACTATTAAACGGGCATCTGGTAGTCAATCATATGATTTAACATTACCAACAGGTCCAGGCACTAGTGGTCAAGCATTAACCACTGACGGTAATGGTGTACTTAGCTTTAATACTATATCGACAATTGCTATTTGCGATGGCGGTAACTTTGCTAACGGTTCATCACTAGTACAAACATCAACAACATTCGACGGAGGATCATTCTAATGCCAACACCTGCTAATCGGACTCCTCTGCGTGTAGCACGAGGTACATATTCTAATCTTAATAGCTCAGTAGCAGACATCCAAGAAGGAGAGATTTGCTATGCAACAGACCAAGACAAACTGTACGTTAAAGAGGGTTCAGCCCTTGTAAGTACACAAGCCGCACTACCAGCTACTAATGCTGTAACAGATGTGGCACAGACGTTTACTGCAGCTCAACGTGGCGGATTGCAAAGTTATGCTTCAACAACTGGAGCAACAAATACAGATTTTAACCTTGCCAATAACTTTTCTCATGTGCTAAGCGGTAATACAACTTTTAATAATCCAACAAACCAAGTTGCAGGCCAATCAGGTTCTATCTTTCTTGTCCAAGATGGTACCGGATCACGTACTGCAGCGTGGGGATCACATTGGGATTTTGCTAGCGGTACGGCACCCACACTTTCAACTGGAGCTAATAAGGTAGATCGTATTGACTACATCGTGAGAGCTTCATCTTCTATTCATGCAGTCTTTACTGCTGATTATTCATGAGTGTAGTATCTAATAATATTCTAGCCGGTGCCTCTGGACAAGGAGGAGGTGGCTACGAGATCGAACGTAGTCTTAGGTTTAACGCTTCGGATTCAAGTTATTTATCTAAAACCCCAAGTGCTGCAGGCAATCGCAAGACGTGGACTTGGAGCGGCTGGATTAAAAGAAACAAGCTTGGGTCAGATCAAACAATTTTAGAGGCTTATACATCGCAGAATGATACAGGGTATATGCAATTAAAATTCAGAAGTGCAGATAGTTTAAGCCTTTCTGGATGGAATACAAACTGGAAAATAACTTCACAAGTTTTTCGCGATGTTTCAGCATGGTTGCATTTAGTTGTTACGTTTGATGCAACTCAGGCAACCGGATCAGACAGAATTAAATTTTATGTAAACGGTGCACAAATAACAGATTTTGCGACTGATTCGTCTCCTTCACAAAACACAGATCACGCCGTTAACAATTCGATTGCTCATTATATTGGATATAGCAACGGCAATTCTGGTCAGTACGCTGATTTTATGCTTGCCGAGGTCAACCTAATAGATGGCACGGCACTTGACCCAACGTCATTCGGGGCGTTTGACGATAACGGAGTATGGCAAGCCATTAATACAGCCGGGCTGACATTTGGAACGAATGGATTCAGGCTTAAGTTTGCAGATAACAGTGGCTCAACTGCAACAACTTTAGGGAAAGATACTTCCGGCAATAGTAGCAACTTCACGCCTAATAATCTTAGTGTTGCAGCAGGCGCAGATAACGACTCCTTAGTTGACTCGCCAATCAACGGCACGCAGACAGACACTGGAGCGGGCGGCGAAGTCGTGGGCAATTATGCGACGTTAAATCCTTTGAATAAAGGCTCAGGAACAACACTTTCAAATGGCAATCTTGATGCTGTTGCCGGTTCATCTTGGACTTGGGCTACAGCTACTATTGGTGTTACTTCAGGCAAATTTTATTGGGAAGTTACTAAAACTAATGCTGGCGCAGATAATTTATTTGCTGGCATTGCGAAAACTACATTATCCAATTTGGCTTTTGACTTAAATCATGCCAATTCAGCAAGTAATGATGTGTATGGGTACACGGCTTACAACGGAAACAAAGAAGGTCAAGGTTCATCTACCTCTTACGGCGCAAATTTTCAAGCCGCTGGAGATGTAATTGGTGTTGCATTAGATATGGATGCGGGGACGCTAACTTTTTACAAAAATGGTGTAAGCCAAGGACAAGCTTTTAGTGGCATCACGGATCCAGTTTGTCCAGCCTGGGGCGGTACGGGAGGATCAATCAGTGCAGCCAGCCTAAACTTTGGTCAACGTGCCTTCGCGTATACCGCACCAAGCGGCTACAAGTCTTTAAACACCGCAAACTTACCTGAGCCAACGATTGCGGATGGCAGTCTTTACTTCGATACGAAGTTGTGGACTGGCACTGGATCGTCAAGATCAGTCACCGGCTACTCTTTTTCTCCAGATTGGGTATGGATCAAGAAGCGGTCAGGGAGTACTTCTCACAATCTATTTGATGCAGTTAGAGGTGCTAACAAGCCGCTGTTTAGCAACTCGACCAGTCAAGAGTTGAGTGACGGTCGCTTAACGGCGTTTAATTCAGATGGTTTTACCCTTGATTCTGACAATGCGGTCAATGACAATAATCAAACGCATGTGGGATGGGCGTGGGACGCCGGAACATCAACGGTAACTAACAACGACGGCAGCATTGCTTCACAAGTAAGAGCACAGCCAAGTGCTGGGTTTTCGATTGTTGGCTGGAGTGGTCAGTCAGGTACAAATACTGTTGGGCACGGGTTAAATGCAGCCCCTGAGCTTATTATTTTGAAGGGTCGTACCAATGCCGGTGCTTGGGTTGTCGGCTCTGATTACATTGGCTGGAGTAATCGTCTAGAGCTTAATACAAATGCCGCTGCTAGTTCATCTTCTACCGATTTCAACAGTACAGCGCCTACATCGTCTGTATTTACTGCTGGTTCAAACCAGTCATCTGGTAATAAAATCGCATATTGCTTCGCACCTGTCGCGGGCTATTCGGCCATCGGTTCTTTCAGCCCTAATGGTACAACTGATAATGCTTTTGTATATACCGGGTTTAGAACAAAATTTATTTTGGCAAAGTTTACTACTGCAGGCGATTGGATGTTACTCGATACTTCTCGACGACCAAACGGCCCTACCGGAGGAACGTTAATTGTTCAAGACTCTAGCGCTGAAGATGGTGTTTATAACAGCAGCCAAGTAGATTTTGACTTCCTAAGTAATGGATTTAAAATTCGCCACAACGGAGCGCCTCTAGGTGATTCTGGTAAAACAGTAATTTATTATGCTGTGGCGGAAAATCCATTTAAATATTCTCGTGCTTATTAATTAATTAACATTATGCTTATTTTAGATGGAAAACCCCTGTCATATAACCGGGCGTTTACAGATGCTGCTGGCATTCAGTATCCAGCAAATTGGCTGCGCCTGTCCAGTTTGGAAGAGCGAAACGCCCTAGGTATTACTGAAGTTGCCGATGACCCCACGTATGACCAACGGTTCTACTGGGGTGTTGATAATCCCAAGCAACTAAATGATCAACCTGCTGTCGATAAAGATGGTAATGATCTTGGCTACACACAAACTGGCTTGAAGACACAGTGGAAGGCAACTCAATCTCAAATTTGTGATTCACTACTTACTCCTTCTGATTGGCGTGTTACACGTGCTGCAGAGTTGGGGCAAGCTGTGGCTTCAAAGTGGCTTACATATCGTGGTGCTGTTCGTTCAGCATGTAATACACGTCAAACAGAAATCAATGCTGTTGCTGATGTACCAGCTCTAATTGAGCTTCTGTTTGGTCAACCTACCATTACTCAACAGAAGAAAGATTCTGAAGGTAAGGGTGTGGTCGATTCAGATGATAAACCAGTCATGGAAACCGTCGCTAACCCTGCCATTGCTACGGCATGGCCTACACTTATTTAATTATGATTACACTTATCCGTCCAATCCTGTTCTCTTTTATCCAATCTCCAAAGGTCAAACGATTGATTATTGACCTGCTGCGGAAGTTGGCTTCTACAACAGACAATACAGTTGATGATCAAGCTGTAGATTTTATTGAGCGTGGTTTGTTTGGTGCTGAGTAGTGGAGTGGATCAACCCACCTGAATTACCCTCTTTAAACCTCCCTGAAGCGTTTCAATTACCTATACCTATACTAGAGGTACCACAGGCAGACATACCGTCGTATGAGCCTCTTGTGGTGCCACCTAGCTCACTTAGACCACCTCCAGGGATAGAGGGTATTAATATAGATCCTCCACCACAAAGTACAGACGAACGAACAACAAAAACAGACAATCCAACTTTAGCTAAACCAGCTATACCACCTGAAGCTCAGATCATTGAGATCCCATTTACGGACATTGAAGTCCCGATGCCGACGACAACGATCATGACTACTGCAGCAACTACAGCATTTATTTCTGTAGCTGCCACCCTTGCTGCTACATCACTATTTAAATATTTAGTGATGCTTATGAAACCAATCATGAAGCAAGCATGGAACAAAATAACAAAAAAGAAGAATCTACCGGAAACAATAAAAACTTCTTAGCAAAGGTAAAAGAAAATACAGAAGATGAACTACAAATCCTTGGAACCTTTGTTCGTCTAGGCGTTGTTATTTGGAGTGGTTTTATTATTACTCTTAACTATGTGGAACTACCAATGATCAAAAAAGGTCAGAGTGGTGGTGACATTACATTTGTTGCTTCTGTCTTTACTGGTGCTTTAGCTACATTTGGTTTAACTACTTCCAATAATAAATCTAATAATAAATCTCCTGATCCTAAAAAGAAAGAAGAATGAAACGATTACTACTTTTATTGTTTTTAGCTAGTCCAGTATCAGCTCAGGTAACCCCTAACTTCACGCAAGGTTCAATGCAGTCAACAACAACTACCACCATTGATATTGACCGAACCATTGCAACAAATGTATATGGTGGTGCATATTCATCATGGTCTGGAACAAACGTAGTCCCGAGCGGGGACATCGCAGATACCGCTACAACTTATTCAGTCCATACTGCTGGAGATCAATTTCAACTAGAGATTGTAACAAGAGCAGCAGGAAAGATTCAAGACAGTCTAGTAACAGAAACAATCGAACAAGTTACTACTACTACATCCTTATCGGTCTTCTCTCAGTAGTTAACCCAACGTTTGCTAATGAAGAACCAACAGTTAAAAATACATCATCTCCTGTCGCAGCAGCTACAGGTAATGTAACCAATCAGGCGGTGCAATTCCAAAATAATGGTGCACCGTCTCGTCAATACTTTGCAGGTAATAATAGTTGTAATGGAACAACCATGCAATTCTCGCCCTTTTATATGGGCAATGATACTATTCCTTTCGATCACACAGGGTATGTACGGAGCAATAACTTCGGCGTACAGTTAAACTTCTCAGTACCACTAGATGGTGGCATGGTAGAAACCTGTAAAGGTATCGCCCGTAAACACGAACAAAAGATGCGTCTTGACTATGAATTAGTCAGAGCACTTAAGTGTACAGAAATTATGAAGTCAGGTTTTACCTTTAGACCTGGCAGTCGTGTCGAAATTCTTTGTCATGACATCGTACCAATCGTTTCAATTAAATAATGGAAGCAATAGTCGCTGCTGTCATTGCTTTAATAGCTGGTGGCGCAACTCTGAATAACAGATTACACAATCGAATAAATAATGTACATGATCGCATTAGTGGTCTTGACAGACGTATCGACGCTATTGAACTTAACGTGGCTCAGGACTATGTATCTAAAGCTGATTTATCAGTCATGGTTCAGCGTATGGAAGATCATATGGTGCGTATTGAAAACAAACTAGACCAAATTGTCCTTAGAAATTAATTATGTCTTACAACGTAGTAGATCTTCGTACTCAAAAAGTACTTGGTACTTATGAAACTGCTGATCAAGCAGTACGTGCAGAATCACACCTCGTGCATGAACCAGGTGAAACATGGTATGCAATTGAAGCACCCGTAGTAAAGAAAACACGAGCCAAGAAAGCTAATGTCAAAAAACAAAGCGAGTGAAGAACAATTTAATGAGCTACACAATCTAGTTACTACTGAGTTTCTAAACCGTGTTAAATCCGGTGAGGCAACTACACAAGATTTAAAAGCAGCTTGTGATTGGCTATCAAAGAATGACATCAGTGGTGTCGCCTTTGATGGTAACTCACTTGATAAATTGGCTAACATTATGCCAACTGTTGACCCAGAACTAGTCCAACGGAGGCTATATGGCTCGAAGCTCTAAACATAGCGGTGCTAAATTCGCTAATGGTAACTATAAATCATATCAGAAAGCATATGATGGTTCCAAACTACAAATCTCAAAGAGGTCTGCTTTAAATAAAGAAAACCGCCGACGCGGTACTTATGGTAATGGTGACGGTAAAGATGTATCACACAAGAAAAATGGTAAAACATTTCTTGAAAAAGCATCTAAAAACCGAGCACGTAAAGGCCGAGCATGACCCCACTACTTCCAACTCCTGATCACTACCTATACAACTTAATAACCATGACATCCTCTGAAGCAAAGCGCCTTTGGAGGCGCAGTATTAAATTACACTTTGGCTGCACATGCGTTTATTGTGGAGAAACTTATGAATTACACGAACTTACTCTGGACCATGTACATCCTCGTTCTCTTGGTGGCGAAGATGTCAATACGAATGTCGTCCCCGCATGTACCAGATGCAATCAGGATAAAGGAAGTAACCATTGGCAATCATGGATGAGAGCCAAATTTGGAGTTAATAAACTCCGTGAACACTTAATTATGGAGTAT